GATTCCAAATCCGTCGGCAAGAAAGGCACAATATTTTCTTCAAAATATGTTGTGCTTTGCTCTAATACCAGCAACTTCACTACTATTACACTCAATAGTGCCGCCGCTCTCAAACGACGAACTGGTTTTCATCTTGTCATGGTCTTTGCTGATAAGAATGATCATACTCGACACACCGACTTCTCTCATGCTCGCTTTATAATAAACGCTCTTGATGGAACTCCTACCAACAATAACAAGCTTTACACACTTAAGGAAGCTCAAGCCCATTTCAGTAAGTATATTAAAGAACGCACTGAACAACGCGAACAATTGGCTGCTGACATTGATGATGATTTGTACGAATCATCTGAAAATGATCTGAGCAGTGATGATGAATCTGTAGTTTCAGCTAAGCCCTCTATAACACTCAATCGTGGAAAAATTGCTCCTGTCTATGACGATAGCAAAATTCACGTTTCTTCTAAACCACCAAAAGAGAAGAAAGTTGTTGCTGCTAGCTCAGAAACTGGATTCGTTATCCCCGGTTCTGAAATCCTTTTCGAAAAATTTTCCTTTGCTTTCGTCTCCTTCTTTTCTGCCGCCTCTATGGGTACTTTGTACAGCATGGTCGCCAGTAAAACTTATGAAATTATGTCTGGAAGTGGCTCTAACATTGCCACTCTAGCCTATTATTTAGGTTTTATTTCCACTGCTTATGCTACTTACTTGACTCTTAAAGGCCTTTATAGCATCGCTCAATCTGGTGAAACTAACACACCTTCTGCTCCACGTATTCCTGTTATCTCACAATCGCAATCTGCTGATATTGAAGTTTGCCACAATCTCATTAGACGAAACATGGTCAAGCTCCGTATTAATGGAAGTATGATCTCACACAACAATGCTCTTTTTATTAAGGGTAATGTCATTCTCACTAATGAACACTTCTTTTATCCCAAAGAGGAAAATTCGTCTCGTTATATTGCAGAAGGCACCTCTATTGAAATATTAGATCCTTTGATTCCTGGACGCCTATACCACCAATTTAAGTTCCAAGCTAAATCTTTGGTGCCCATCATTTCAAAGAATAATAAGGACTTATGTCTTTATCAAATGCCGATTACGATTCCACCACGTCCCACCATTGTCCAACATCTATGGGATGGGGCTGAACGCCTGCACGAGAAAGACGTTATTTTCTTTCAACTCACATATCCGAGTATTGATATTATTCTCCATCATTCTAAGATCACTGATGATCTCATGACAACTGAATATAATATCTCTCCTTATGGACAGGTTGCCGTCACACAACAACATGACACATTTGCTTATAACTATCGGTCTTCGAAAGGAGATTGCGGTTCACCAATAGTGGTCAAGCTTGCTGAGGCCTATCGAATTGTTGGCTTTCACGCTGCTGGAAACAGCATCCTTGATGGTCAAGCATTTGGAATTATGGTCACAAAAGCTCAAATTCTTCGAACACTTGAGGAATTTGAAAAGATTGAATCCATTATTGAGAGAGTAACAAAATACCCTCATGAGAAAGCTCTTCCGGTCACTGCTATTGCTGATGGTGGAACTGAAATCCATTCAAAAAACGATCTGGAGATCCCCGAGTGTCCACTGTTCGACACACTGGATCTCTAAGACCCATCGCCATATGTGAACAGAAAGTACATTCGCCAACTCAAACTGATCTCGCACCTTCTCCTTTATTTGACCTCATATCTACTCACACTACTGAACCAGCTATCTTAGATCCTCGAGACTCTCGACTAAATGGCGTTCATCCCTTACATCTCGGAATGAATAAATATTCACAATCCTTTGCCCAACTAGATTCCACATTAGTGGATATAGCTGCCCAAAGCATTTTAGAAGATTTAAATGCCCAAGTCTCAAAATCGCCGAAACGCGTTCTAACTATTGACGAATCTATTAATGGAATTCCCGGTGTTCCCTATGTCGATCCTCTTGCTATGAAACCTTCTGCTGGTTACCCTTTTGCGCTTTCAAACACGCTCAAGGGACCCAAGCGAAAGCTTTTCAAGAAGAGAAACGATAACACATACGAACCCGAAAATCCAATTTTAATAGAGCAACTCAAGACTGTACAACAAGAACTGTACTCTGGAATTGCGAACACTGACCAATTCATCGATACCATCAAAGATGAACGTCGCCCTATTGCCAAAATCACAAAGGGCAGAATGTTCTCCGTCGCACCTCTATCACTCACTATTCTTTCTCGAACTCTTTTCCTATCATTCTTTGCACACATGTATGCGTCTCGATTGCGCACTTTTTCTGCCATTGGCATAAATAAGGGCTCACTTGAGTGGCATTATCTGATCAAACGAATGCTAGAGGTTGGTTCGCACGGAACTGCTGGAGATTACTCCAAATGGGATGGCACTCTACTCGCCACCTGCTTCTTTGCTTGCCTCACAATCATTAATTCGTGGTACAACGAACGCTGTCAAAAGACCAAAACTGCTCGAAAGACTGTTTTTATACGCGTTTGTTTTTGCCACCACAGAAATGAATATTTTATCTATGAAACCATCGGAGGCATGCCCTCAGGCTGGGACGGTACAGTTAACATTAACACCCTTGTTAACGAAATGTACCTTCGCGTCTGCTGGATGCTTCTAGTCCCTTTGCACTATAGGGACCTAACACACTATCGTCGCTTCGTTAGAACTGCGATTTATGGTGACGACAACGCTTTAACTGTTGACAGTCACTTTATATCTATTTTTAACGGAGCTGCAATTGCCCGAACTTTACTACCTTTCGGAATAGTGCTAACACCTGCCACCAAACAAGGCGGGTTTGAAGCTGACTCCATCGACCTGATGGAATGTACCTTTCTCAAAAATTCTACTGGAATATTTGAAGGAAAGTATGTCCCTCTAATGGAAATCGAC